CATAGCTTAAATAGATTGGCGTTCTGAACCAACCCTCCACCAGCATCGGCAAATACTACATTGGGTTTCACCGTATTGATAATATTGATTATCTTTTCTATGTCTTCGATTGGGCTAACGGTTAGCTTTTCATAATGAACTACCCCAAACCCATTGTTGTATGGTATTATAATCGCAATGGCAGTTTGGGATTGGATATCTCTATCCAATTTATGGGTATAATCGCTCCCACCCCAATCTATTCCAATTCCTATAAAGTTAGCCTTAATAGAGTTTATTGGTGTCTTAGGTATAACCTGTAAGGGTATCAAATCCTTTCTCTCCACTACCCTTGTACCCTTACCGTGTGATACGCCCAATACTTCGTTATAGAATTTACTTTCGGTCCAGTCCTGTCTATCCATTAGGCTCAATATCTGGGTCTTCCATTTTTGCTTATTTACCTCTTCATTTTTACTAATTACTATTGCAGTTCTTGCAAAGTGGAATCCCTTGATAACTCCTGATGGATTGAGAGGTATAAACTGACCTTCCAATGGATTTAGTGGGCCACCACATCTGGCACAAATTGGTCCATCTAATCCTATCGTCTTTGTCGATATGAACATGTTGTAGGTATTACACTTATTGCACTTAACCATCCATTCGTGTTGTGTGCTTTCACTCCACAATAATTCTATATCGTTATCTAACGACTTAGGTGTGCCGCTGTAAACTATCTCATTGCGCAACGCTTGGAAGGTGCAGGCTTCTATAACCGGACCTACTGTTTTAACATCTATATCCTGGATCTCGTCCATAACTATTCTATCAAATGTATATGACCTAACCCTGTCTGGATCATCCTGGGCGTAGCTGAACAGAGTATATGCCTCGTTGTCGAACAACTTAAAGAATACATTATCTGTTCCTGATTTTTTACTATTGCCCGGAGTATAAAAGTTAGGCCACAATAGCCTTGATGATTTGAGCATTGATTTGAACTTTATTACAGAAAACGCCTTTGCCTGCGATTGCAAGGGCGTCAGATATAGCTGATTATATCTCTCAAACTTGGCATCTAATAGCATGGCCATATTGACTGTCATACTTTTGCCACTTTGTCTCCCCCATTTTATCAATATTGAGGGTGACCAATCCAGGTCTAAGAGATATTTGCTGTGGGGGTAGAGATCGAACGATATGGAAGACTGCCTATATTTCAAGAAAAGCTCAGCCTGTTCGCTTCTAGTTAGATAAGTAAATTCTTGATTATCTGCCATACTCTTGGGTCTACGGGCTTTCTCTTCTTAGAGTTAGCCTTTATCAAATTATAAATACTTAGTTCGCTAGGCGAAACCGGTTTCGCTTCCGCATAGAATTTTACTATATCTAATGCCTTTCTATTGTAATTTTTCCTTTTCTTATAAAACTCCATATCGTAATCCTCTCCCCCCATATAAAATTATGCTCTTATTGTTGTGTATTTTATTAAATCGCCTATTCTAATATCGTTTGCAGCCAATATTCTTTCTGCATGGCCGAGGATATCTGCCAGAATACAGTTTACCAGCAGTAACGCCTTTCTGGCCACTTTAATTGATGGTGCACTATTTGTCTCAAATACATATACATTATCGCTTTTATCTATACAAAGATCAACCGCACCAAAGTCAAGGCCCACAGCACCAATTGCTTTTATAGCCTCATCTTCTAGCCCTTCTGGTGGGTTTGCTATCGGGATGAATGTCCATCCGTTAGCATAGTTTCTAGCATCTTTAGATATATTTCCATTATACTTTTTGGATGCCCTATTCATATCTTCTTCGGATGGTTCTTCTCCTTCTTCTGATTTTACTTTAAGATCTACCTCTATAGCTTTATTCTTATAAACAAACACTCTAAACTCGTCGACCATATCTATCTTTTCGACAAGTATTTCCTCCGGTAACAATTTCACGGTAGTACCGGCGGTGAATAGTTCCATATCCTTTCCCCGTCTATGATTGCTCTTTCTTTTATACATATCTGTGTCTATAGTTATAGAATATGGTTCATCTTCTAGCGGATTAAATACAAATTTTGGGCACGAAACCCCGGAATCCTTGAAAAGATTTCTCATTTTTATTTTATTAGCCGAATTGGCTACGGCTTCTGCGGTGTTTATATAGTATATATTTTTCACTATTCTGTCGCCATTAATTGTTGTGCTTTGTGATTGCTCTTCAACCATTAACGGTAGGCTTGAGCCATATCTGAAAAATACATCGACATCATCGGGTAAAAAGAGTTCATTATAATCGTAATCAAATATAGGTGTTATTAATGGGGAGACACTACCTAAAAAGTTAACGGTATCATAACTAATTTTACTGCCTAACACATAAATTTTCATATGCTTCTCCCAATCCTTTCAGTAAGGTTTGCTTTGTTTTGTACCATATGTTCATACGAATACATCCCACTGATTTCGGGCGGAACAACCTCATCGTTCTTGTGTCTATGCCTCATCGCTCTTATCAGCTTCCTTGTTTCTCTTGGTAAATTTATCTTATTATTAACTACTATACCGCACACTATTTGTCTTCTATAATATGGCATTATTCTAAATTTCTTTTTATTTATCGATAATTCCATATCTCTCAGCAGTATCGTTATATACGCTATCACCTTTTGCAATTTATCTTTATTGTTAGAAGATAACGCTATATCGTCTGCATATCTAGTATAATTAACTCCCTTCTTCTTGGCAAATTTAGCAACTTTCCAATCGAAATTGCCCATAAATAAATTAGATATTATGGGTGATGTTGCAAATCCTTGCGGAAGGAAGACCCTACCTCGTTTGTCTTTAACAAAGCAAGGTTGAACATATACTAAGATTGTAGCTATATCCTGGTCAGTCATAAATTTATATTTTTTAGACATTATTTCTCTGGCAAATTTTTCAAATGTTACACTGCCAAAGAAATCCTGTAAGTCTATTTTGGCTACATATTTATAGCCAACATGAGGCTTAGCGGCATCTATTATGTCTCTTCCTCTTACATACGCACAAGCCCACGGTGATACTAATTTACCGAATTTGCTTTTGTATAAGATACGCAATATTCCGTTTAGCTCTTTTTTCTTATTATCTTCCTTAGGGATATAAATTGTCCTCGTTTTATTCCCTGTTTTTATCTTTACCTTCTTAACTTCTTCTATCGGGGTGAATTTATATCTTCTTTCTTCATCCGTAGAATTATCTACATTATAGTGGAAATTCTGGAGTGTGGTACTACTTCTTGTTCTCGATCTAGTAAAAACAGGCATAGCTATTTATCCCACCCCATCAATGTTATAAATGGCGATTCTCCCATTTCTCTAACCTCCCTTCTAAGGTTGTCATTGCCCCATAGACTGTCCGCTTTCTGAAAATAACCTAAATCCTTGATAGACAACATCTTGTAGACTAAATCCCTTTGAGATGGAAGGTTGCAACCTATCATATATAATTGGGCTGGGTGGAATTTGGTTATATTATCTTGGACCATCTTTTCTTTATCTATATTACTCCAAGTAAATATAGATAGGCAATAATATTCACTAGCTTTGGGAGAATTATCCCACAATGTATCGAATATGCGAATATATTCATTGCCATCCCAATTCTGTTCCAAGACTATATACCAAATATACTTGAATATCTTATACTCCACATAAAAATCATAGTAATATTTGGGGTCCTTATTCCCATTTGGAGGTAAATCTATATCTCTAATAATTTTAGCCCTTGATAGCTTTGCATATTCCGGGAAATCTTGATATATCTCCCCTTCTAATACTTGTAGAGCTATATTATATGGTGTTTTTATATCGTGTCTACTCGGATCGAATGCTATGATATCATATCTTATATCTAGCTCTTTTTTTAGCGATATAAGTATCTCACCGGTTGTCCCCAAATAGTCACCAAATTTATTTTTTCTGTCATACCTTATTGGTCTTATATAAAGCATTATTTAGCTCTGCTGATGTTAGTACACGCACATATGTCATTATAGTATGTGCTTTATCTTTTATCACCATATACGGCTCAAACTGTATCCATGATTGGCTGTAATAACTCGGCAAGTAACTTGATCCACGGACATTTGGGTATTCCTTGCAATAAGTTGGAACATATTTTGGTTTTGGGGAAGTGGTTGTCACTGGCAACGGAATCTGCCGTGTTACATTGGATTGGTTCTTTTCCTTATTTGATTTCCGTGCATCGGCCTTTAAATAATCATTCATTATATCCACAACATCTTCAAATAAAATATTTATATCCAGCCCGCTAATTGCTGACTCATCAAGATGTTCAGTTGCGGTCAAAGCTGCAAATCTTATTGCGTCAAAGAACTCTATTTCATAATCGTCAAAGGCGCCATTTTCTTGCACGGTGTTCATATATTCTTCGATATCTTTGAGTAGATTATATATTTCTTCAATCCCTTCACTATATTTAAAATCATACATAAATGCAATTTCCACTATTTCGTCTAGTTTTTCAACTAAGAATGATAAAGCATAATCCACTATTTCGGCATTTGGCAATTTGGCAAAAATATGAGTGTCATCGATATAAGGGGTCCTCCATTTATACAAATTAAACAATTTTTCCTGTTTCTTTGTGATTTTATCTATCTGTGTTGATATTACAGATTTTTTAAGTGTATTATGATTAATAATATATTTAGATGCAGATATTATTATCCTACATATACTTTCATATGCGGCCTTTAAGTCGCGTTCCAGCTGGGCGGCCTCTTTGTTTCCACGTTTTGTTGTCTTATTACTCTTATCCTTATCTTCTTTTTTATCATCTTTTTTCTCTAAGGGCTCCGACCCACAAGTTGGGCATACCCCATTCACTAAGTCTTTACCACACTTGGGGCATTTATCCGTGTTTGGGATATCTACCCCATATTTAATCATTCCATCTTCTGGCATACCTACCTCCTTGCTACCAAAAATACGTAAGAAAAACATTTTGAGTTCTCTAAAAGTATACATTTTTAGGATCTTCCTTACTACCAAATTCGCATATTTCATAAAAATCACACCACTTCTCAGAGCACATCCACCCGTTGTCTGAATTTTTATCTACAGGTGGAAAAATGTCGTGATTAATACTGTTGTATATATTTTTAATTATTTCAGAAATCCTCTTAACTTTCATTCCTATATTTCTAAATTCTCTATACGTAAATATTGGGTTGCCGCCTTTGACAAATAAATTATATTGCCCTATATCTTTTCCGAAGGCAAATGCCTCCAATATCAACTGAAACGGATATGGCTTCTCATATCTATGTAAGCTGTTTTTCCCTATTATCTTGGTATCTACTACCCTGTCGGCTGCTACGATATCTGCAATAAGGTATATTGGAATACCAGATAAGGTAAATGACATAGATTTCTCTGCCGCTTCTACATTGGCTGGTATCCATTCTCCAGACTCTATTGCTGGCATTACCGACTTTATCTCATCAAGCACTGCATTTTTTTCTTCATCTGAAAAATAAGTAAAGTCGGCCCTCACCTCGTCTTCGCTAAAAATATCATTCATATTCAACGGCTCATTCTTTAACTTTTTCTCTATTAGCCTATGCAATATTTTGCCGGTAGTAAAATATGACTTTGGCTTGGTCGCTATCTTGTCTTTATAGATTAGCTTATACTTATAGGGGCAACCCATATAAGTAGATATTTGGCTTGGTGATAGATATTCTATTCTCATTCCTTACTCCCGATATCGTCCAATGATATGACTTCAGGTATTTCACTCGGTGGCGTCGATGAGAAGAATTTCTTTTGTAGTTCTTTGTCTATCTTTGTTGCCTTCTTTTTACTTTCTTTTATTGGTTGTTCCTCATTGGTAACCGGCGCCGGCTCATATGTTTGAGCAGTGTTTGTTGCCGGACTTACAACTATGGGGGTCGAGGTTTTTACTAATATACTTGGCTCCTTGTTGTCACCTAGTTCTATTATCTCCACCTCGTCTGCCTCTATCCCGACCTTATTAAATATTTCTTTCATTTCTTGTAAAGAATAAATTATCGTTGGCACAATTTACCTCCTCTTATTCCTTTTCAATGCCTTGCCTACAAGTCTGTCGGCTTCCCTGTTATTCTCTCTGGGTACATACCTTACTTTTACATTTTTTAATTTAGACATCAGGTCTGTCGCCTCGTTATATAATTCCCTGATGCTTTCTGATCTAACCTTATAGATTCCATTTATTTGATTGGCAACCAGTTGCGAGTCCGTATTAACCAACACATTGTCTATTTTATTTTCTACACAATATTTCAGCAAATGTATTAGAGCATAATATTCTGCTTCGTTATTGGTTACCTTTTTATCATGCGCTATGGTTTTATGTACTACATTACTATTTCCGGTGTCTAAAATAAAGGCTGATACGCCAACACCCGGATTGCCTATTACTCCCCCGTCAATCCATCCGCTTACATATGTTTCCATTCTCTACCTCCTTGATTAAAATTATAGCGGACCTCCTTACTTACTATATTATTATAACACAGCTTTTACGCGCTATATGCCCTGTTGGGCCCTACCTTCCTGGGCAGCCGTTCTCCTTATATCATCCATCATATCAACTACGACAGCATATAGCACATAGTTGTCCTTTTTCAAGGAAGCAAGGTATGATCTTCTAACATTTTCGGGCTGTTGTACTAGTTGCTCTGCGTAGGCTCTGGCCTGATTTTTAATAGCATCCAATGAACCATTGAATATATTCTGTTGAGGCTGCATCTGCTGCTGTCCCATAATCTCTGTCTGTTTTTCCTGAATCTTCTTTTGTAACTGGATCATATCTATCTGCTCAGCCTCAATATTCTTTATTTCTTTCTCGTAATCAATGCCATACATACCAAGCCCTGTCTTCTTGGAGAGCATCTCGTTACCAATCATCTGAGCCAATATAATCTTTTCATCCATATTGTCAAGTAGTCTAAATGGTGCCATTTTAACCTTTGCTGGTTGTTTACCAAAATAATCTGATAACTTATCATCTACCCATTGTAGTAGATCGTTTAGTTGATCTATACCACTCTGTAGGAACTTTTCCATCATCCTCAATGATAACGGCAATCCCTTGAACTGCATACCTCCATAATGTATTTCCTTGGGTAGCCCTATACCGGCCAATATGTCGTCAGTAGCCATTTGAATTTCATTATAGGTCAACAATGCCTTACCCTGTCCACCAACCGTTGCTGTTCCAAGTGGAATGGGTGATATTTCTATATGTAACGGGTCCCTTCTCCATTTTTTCAAGTTTCTACCAACTTCCGATTTCCATTTACTGAGATTAACATATTGGAACGGGTCTACACCACTTTGCGAGGAAGGGAATAGTATCCTGAATGGAACGAGGTAGTCGTAAGAAATAGCCTCGTTGGCTTTCTTGAGTACCTCTCTGTTTATATAATCTTTAAGAGTCCAAGCCACCATTGGATATCCCCAATCTTGGCTCATTCCACTCAATCCTTCGTTTTTAACATGATAAAATTCGCCCTCGGTTAATCGCATCGTCCCCTCTTTAGATACGGCACCTTTAATGATTTCTATGGGAGTAGATGCTAAAAAAAACTTATCTTTGTTTTTTACTCTCGCCTTCGTTTCGGCATCTATATGGACCCAGATCTCCTCTTTGCCGCTATACTTATTGTAATTTATATCCACAAACTTTGGGTCCCACTTAATAAAATGTATCCTATCTGGATTCAGATCTTTGGTATCTTTGACCTCTGCCGTAACATTTGTGTTGCATTTACTACAGAAAAACTTGAACTCAGCCTTTGATGGAATAAAAGTAAAATTCGACTTTTCTATTGAAACAATACTGCCACACTTGGTGCATTTCAATTGTCGCTTGAATGGATAAGAGATACTACAAATAAAGTTGCCATAAAAATACAATCCCTCTTTAGCTGCTCTAGTCAAGAGATTATATATTTTGGCCTTCTTGAATAATATATCCCTATGCCATTCATCTAGTTGTTTATTCCCTCCCGTATCTATTTCTATGTCTGTTACTATATATGAAGCCAATTTACTAACAGATGCTGAAATCTGGGAATTGCTTCCGTATAGGTATTCCGCCCACCTGAATAGGTCCTTGAGTTTTCTGGGTAGAAATACTGTAGTGTATTGAAATACGGGATTAGGGTGCGATGCCGACAACAAAGAATCATCGCTAAATGTAACCAATGATGGATCACTCATAGTTCACTTCCTAATTGAGTAATGGTTTTTTAGTGGTATCTGCGCCAATCATGAATAGCGCATTGTCATCTTCAAAATCTGTCAACGATACGGATTCCATTATGGCCGTAGAAACAAGCTCGTTAACCTTGATCGTTACACTATCCTTGCCAGAAGATTGTGCAGCGGTTATTCTCTTTTCTATCAAAAACATAAACCGGGGGTCGATAGAGTACTGTTCTATTATACCCTGTCTGCCTTTAATTTTAGAAATCCACAATATACAATCCTTATTTCTTTCGTACTGTCCCTCAAAGGCAGATGCGTAAGATAGTCCCCAAAACGGGGTAGTCTTGAAATCAATTGTGATTTCTTTTGTCTTTTTTGCTGTTCTATTCATATATCCTCCTTATATAATTTCAAAAGAAACGCCAGGTGAAGTATCTTCTGGTAAATCGGATTTGGGTTTTCTCTTTTTTCTAGGCTTCTTAACTGGTTCGGTAGTGGTTGAATCATTCGGCTTTTCCGAAGAATTAGCGAAACCGGTTTCGCCAGAAGCCTGCTCTGCCGATTTCGGCTTCTTGAGTATACCTAGAAAATATAGTATCATATTATTGTTTTCATCTAATTTTTTATAACCATATTCTTCTTCATCAAATTCATCTTTAATATCACCAATTATTTCTTCTAAAATATCTTCTA